CTTGGCCGCGGCGATCATCCAGGTGAGCGTCGCCTTCGTGGCGATGGTGGCCACCTCGGTGAGCCGGTCGGGCGTCAGCTCGACGCCGTCCTTCCGAAGCTCGTCGCCGATCGCCGCCGCCACGAAGCCGATCTGTCGCTGATCCACACCCGAACCCTAGTCCTCGTCGTCGCGTCCTCAACTACTTACGGTACCCGTCACGCTACGCATTCGGGAATCCGCCGAACGCGGCCAAGTTGACGACGCTGTGACATCGACTGGTGACTCTGGGTGTACAAATGACTTCACTTTTGGTTGGATCGGTCACGCAGCGTCACCACGGCGCCGCACGACCACCGACCAGAGGAACAGACCGATGACCGCACCGAGCAAGACCGACGCACAGCCGGCCAAGACCACCCCGCGCCGGGCACGTACCACCAGCTCAGCCGTCGCGACGACCAAGGCGACCAAGCGGCCGGGCGCGACCGAGACCGCCGTTGCCGTGAAGAAGGAGGCACCGACCGTGCCCGCACCGAAGCGCGAGATCGCCGACGAGAAGACCCGCAAGGAACTCGCGCTCCGTCTGGCCCACGCGAAGGAGTCCGGCTGGTCCCGCCCGCAGCTCGCGGAGCTGGCGTTCGGGTCCGCGGACGCGCACTACCCGGTGTGGCGCTTCCAGGAGTCCAGCCGCGGCGGCTACGCCGAACACGTCGACGCGCTGATCTTGGCCTGCACGAAGATCGAGACGGGTGAAGCGAGCTTGCCGGAGCGCGCGGCGCGTACGGTCGCCGCCGGACCGACGAAGATCCAGCTCGCCGAGGACTGCGCGAAGCTGCGCAGCACGATCGAGTCCGTTCGCTCGCTGCTCGATTCCGTTGCGCAGTCGCAGGGCAGGGCCGCCACCGAGAAGGAGCGCATCCTCGCCCGGCGCGTGCTTGGCCTGCTCGGCACCGACGACAAGGACGAATGAGTATGCCGTACTTCGCACTCGTGATCTTGGCGTTCTTCGTCGCGATCACGATCACCGGCGCCATCGGCGCCTGGCAGCACTTCTTCCGCCGGTAAGACCCGATGCAGATGCCCGGCGAGACAGGACTTCCCCTCCTGCTCGCCGGGCATCCTCCGGACTCTAGAACGTGTGTTCGATGCGCGCAAGTTCTTCCGGGCTGTGCATACGATTGCACTCATGGCAGAAGATGCCGTGGACGTCGACGTTGTCGTCCGCCTCCTTGGCGATCTCAAAAGATTGACATTCCGGGCATCGCACCTCTGTCGCGCGACCGTTCTCGATGTACGCAGCCCATGAGAAGCCGTTCTTTTCGTACGGTGACTGCTGGCGGCCGCATTTCGAGCAGGTCGCAGGCAGTGTTGTTTTCTTCGACATGCCGTCAAGAAGAAGCCATCGCCGATGTCGACGGTCCGTGTCGGCCGGTCAGCGGCGCGTGACGGCGCGCAGCTCAGCGCGGCCGGCCACGCCGAAACACATCGGCAGATGCGGATAACGGTTGGGTCACGGACCGAGTCGGTAGATCGTGCAGCCGGTGACCAGCTCGGCACCGGACTCGTGGATCGCGTTCGACGCCGCGCCGGAGTAGCCGTACATCCGGATGGCCGCTCCCGCCGCGAGCCGCTTGGTCACCGCGCACGAGACGTTCAGTCCGGTGGCCGCGCTCGCCGTGCTGCTCTTGATCCAGATGTCGGAGCTACCTGTCCCGGCGATGAAGCAGTATCGATCCGCGGTGGCTGCACTGAATCGGATGCCCAGGCTACAGGCGTAGATCCCGCCCAACGTCACGGTGAACACGCCCGAGCTGTGCGAGATCCCAGCGATGGTAGCCGCGTTCACGCCGACGTACGGCGTCCAGTTGTTGATGAGCGTCGGCGTGCCGATCGCGAGGTTCGCGAGGATGGTCCACTCGCCCTGCTCGTAGCCCGGGGTGATGTTGTTAAGGTCAGAGGCGCGTAGCTTCTGACCAGCGGTGAAAGCCACAGCTCCTCCTAGAAACCGAGTACGGGTAGATGCCAGACGTTGACCGTGTGACCGGTCGTTCTGGACACGGGCAGCGCGTCGACGGTGAAGACCTGGGGTGAGCTGGCGCTGGTTCCGCTGCACGCGGTCGCGCGGACCTGCACGCCGCTGACGTCAAGGTAGAGCGGGTAGTCGTCGGCGACGGTCGTCCACAGTGGACCGCTCGGTGTCTTCACGGAGAGCGTCGTGGCGCCGGCCGCGGACGTACCGGTCACCGTCGAGCTGTCGGTGTCCAGCCGACACAGCCACGGGTTCGTGTCGCCACTGGTATCGGCGACCTCCGCGACGGCGTACGGCCCGCCCGGCGTACACACCGCGGTGATCGTGTGAACCTTACCGGCCAGCAGCTCCGAGTACCCGACGGCGAGCAGATCGAGACTTGCGCTTGTGACCAGCGAGTTCGGACTCGTCGCCACGATCCGGTCGTCGACGTCGACGGCCAGCATGTCGAGATAGAGCTGCGTGGAATCGCGCGCGGCACGCGCAAGATCGAGCTGCATCGACGGATAACGCGGCTGGTCGCTCGTACCGATGTGCAGCAGCCAGTTGGCCCGGTCGTCGAGCTGCGTGTCCGACCAGAGGTTGAGGGTGTAACTGCTGTCGTAGCGGCCCTGCTCATCGATGGAGTCATCGTCGGTGACGCGCACGCTGGAGCCGTCGCTACGCTTCACGGTGACGTCGTTGAGCAGCTGGGAGTCGTCATTCGGCATCTTGAACGGTGGCGCGAGCTGGCCGGACGCGATGTCGATGGTCAGTACGGCGTCCTGGTTGTACCGAGACCGGCCGTAGCGGTAGACGAAACCCTCGATGTCACGGTCCTCGTAGAGCGTCGCGAGGTCGGCGTTGGTGGCCTCGTCCATGATGGACAGCGCGGACGAGACGGGCTGCTCACCCATGTCCGTCCAGTCGGTGTTGATGTTCGGCCGCCGGATGTAGGTGATCGGGATCGAGTTCTCCCCGCACATCCGCTGGACGCGCCACAGCGTGGTCTCCACGTACGGCTCGAAGGTCGACCTGTCTGGCCACGAGTAGGCGTTGAACGAGACCTCAAAGGTCAGCACGCTGACGATGTCGTTGCGCAGCGCGAAGTGTCCCAGCGAACATGCGGTGACCTGGGCGTAGGGCGTGGCGTAGAACCCGCGCACGGTGCCGATGGTGCGACCCGCACAGGTGTTGTTGCTCCCCGGGGCACTTAGCTGGCCGACCGGCAAGCTGTAGACGGCGTAGGCGATGTCCGCGCCGGACTGCGTCAGCTCCACGGAGATCAGCGATGACGTGCCGTTCAGTCCGGTGGCCAGGTTCGCCGAGGTATGCACGGCCACACGGTCCTGGCCGTAGAAGACCAGGTAGATCCCGCCCGAGCTACCGACGGAGTAGACGACGTCCACGAAACCGGCGGTGCCCGAGAGTTGAATCTGCGCGAGCGTCGCGGCGTCGACCTCGCCACCGGACGGCACGGTCAGACAAAACATCAGCTGGGCCGCGCCGGTCGCGCTCGCGCCGACCACACGTGGGCCGAACCAGCGCGAGACGTTCGGCTTGGCGATCGGTAGTGAGCCAGGGAAGTTCGAGTCAGACGCGAACTGTGGAGAGCCGGACGCCACGGTCATGGCCGCCGGAGCCTCCAGCAAGCCGGAGGCGAACTGCGTGGATCCCGCGGCGTCCTCGCAGGGGAAGTACTGAAGGTGCGGCGGCGAGCCGGTCAGCGAGAACAGCGTCGTGGTGTACGACGACTGTGCGTGCTTGAACGGTGAGTCAACCGGAGACGAGCCCTGTCCGAGACGTCGACGCGGACCGCCGCACTCGACGTAGGTGTTGATCTCCTTACCCGTGACGTCGGTCTGGACTTCCAGTGAGGCGATCGACCCGGCGAACCGGTTGCTCCGCACCTCCCAGTCGTCCACGGTGACCGTGAACGGGACGTTGGTCTGCCCGACCGCCGTCGACACCCGGAACCCGGCTGAGCCCTTCGCCCGGTCCAGCAGCGTGTCATAGGCGTAGCTCTCGTCCACGTCCCACGTGAGCGGCTCGGCGGACGCCGCGGGCCACACCCGGGCGCGGATCGTTTGGCCGGCCAGCTGGGCGCGCATCCGGATTGCCTGGCCTGTATAGACGAACGACGAGATCGTGACCGGGAACGCGATGGTGGTCCCGTCCGTGCGGTGCTCGACGTCGAGCGTCATCACTTCGGCGGCCGAGATCGAGAGCCGCGCCACGAAGTAGTCCGTAGTCGACACCCAGCCCAGGATGATCGAGGCGGTGACCGCGGCGCCGGTGACGTTGCTGAACGGGAACGTGAACGTCACGGCGACGTCGTGCGAGGCGTAGGTCTGGCCGCCCTGGTAGGCGTAGTTGGTGGCATTCGCCGTCGACATCGTCAGCTGGGCGGCCGAGCCGTTGGTGGCGAAGTTCGCCGCGGTGCCGTTGAGCGTCCACGCCCCGCCACGGTCGGCCGTCCCCCAGCCGTTCGAGGTGGTGCGCGTGAACGCGTCCTTGGCCACCCGGCAGGCCACGCGCACCGGTACGCCGCGCACGAGCTTCTTGTAGTACGTGGCGGTCGGGCTGTCCGGCGAGTACGCGCCGTCGCTGTTCTTGATCGTGAACGTACAAGACGAGGGTGACGCCGTGGAGAAGCCCGTCGTCGAACCGGTCTTGCCCCGCTGGATGCGCACGCCGTTGTCCAGCTTGATCTTGCTCGCGGCCACGAGGTCGACCCACGTGCTGTTCATGTACAGCTCGACGGCGAGGTCCTCTGGCGCATACGGAAAGTCGACCATCAGTTCACCCCCAGGACGAGCTGCACGTCCCCGCCCTCGACGCGGATACGGTTCTTGAACCAGTCGAGCAGGTGCTGATCGCCGCCGGACAGGTCGACGGAGAGCCGCACCACGGTCCCTGAGTCACCCGCTCCGCCGCGCGCGGCGGCACTACGGCTGGACGCTCCGGCCGGGTTGACGTGCGAACCCACAGGGAGCTTGACCAGCTCTGGTCCCTGCTCCCCTACCCACGTCAGTCCGGACCGGCCACCACCACCGGCTGCGTGACCGATGTTGCCGCCTGCGGCAAACGCACTGGCTCGGCCCAATGCGCGTGCCGGAGAGACGACGTCGACGAACGACGTCACGACGGTGACCGTCTTACCGTGCAGCAGGTTGATCTTCCTCTGGAAGTAATCAAGCTTGGCGGCTTCCGCATCCGCATCTGTCTCGATGTTGATCGTCTTCCCGTTCGGCAGTCGATAGACCGCTCGACCGGTGCCGTCGATCGCAACCTCTACGCCCGCGGCCCGAGCTTCGGTGACCGACATCTTCCCGATGGTCTCCTGCAAGCTGGCAGGCACCTGTCCTCGGAACGTGTCTGCCATCTCGACGGCGCGTCGGTTCATCGCAGCGAGACCTTCGGCAGCCTTACCCGCCTCACTTGTGGCGGTCGAATGCTCGGTCGTGCTCTTCTGCACGGCCGCCAGCTCGGCCTGCCACGACTGCTCCAGACGCAACAGCTTCTGAGCCTTGTCGTCCTCATTGCCACTCTTGAGCGACTTGTTGTAGTCGTCGAGTGCCTGCTTGGAGTTGGCCTGTGCACCACGAAGACCGAGCGAAGCGTTGACCTGGTCGTAAATCGCTTGGGTATGTGCAGCGGTGTTGTCCCGTGCCTCAAGCTGCTTCTGCGACAGCCCGGTCAGTCCCTCTTCTTGGAGCTGATAGGCGTCGGTCGCCTCACGAACGGCACGCGCCTGCTCACCGACCGCGCCGGTTCCGTTGAGCAGCTGCACCAGCTGGTTCGCTTGCGCCGGACCGAGTCGACCCAACACGTTGGCGAACGCCTGGTTCGCTTCATTGATCTGATCCTGCGACTTACCAGCGGCCTGCATGACGGGGTTCAACTCGGAGTACGCGCCACCCTGCTGAAGCAGCAGCTCGTTGGCGCTCTTGACGACGTCGATGTCCTTCTGTGCGACGCCAGCACGTACCGCAGCTGACTGGATCCACTCGTTGGTCCGACTCGTCACCTCACCCATGGCGTCAGCGTTACCGCTGGCCGCAACGGTTGCCCTGGCGAAGCTGAGTCCGGCTACGTCCAAGTTGGCAGCGGCGTTCTTCGCGGTCAACGCGTGCGAGATCGTCGACAGCGACGCCTCATCGATGACGCCCTTGTCCTTGCGGATCGCGTCGGTCAGTTCACTGACGCTGTTCTTGTGCTCTTGCGCCCGCGCGGCCGCCTTCGCTTGCGCCTCACCGAGACCCCACAGTACGACGGACAGGCCCGCGGTAGCGAGCATCGCCGGGCTTAGCGCCGCAGACGACAGCTCCGACATCGTCGCCTTGAACAGCCCGCTCTCCTTGGCAGCCGACTTGATCCGGCCACCGATCCCGTCGAACGACGCGGTAGCGTCGATGCCGAACTTCTTCAAGATCATGCTGGAGGCGAGGAACGACCCGCCGAACTGGGTCACCTCCGCGGGAATCGCCGAGAGCGCCGTGGCAACGGCGTTGAGGACGGTGAGCGCGCCGGTGCCAGCCGCGCCGAACCCATGGAGGAACCCGACCGCACCTGAACCGGCGGCGGTGAGCTGAAGGACACCGTGTTCGACCTGTGTCAACGCCGTATCAAGTAACCCGAGTTCCTGGTGGTTAGCGGCCAGGTTCGCCACGAGGTTGCCCGCGAAGCCAAGTAGGTTGCGCATGGTGCCGCCGAGGACGATCATGCCTGCGCCAGCGTCGGCGGATCCGCGGCTGATGTTGAACAACATGTCGGACACGCCCGCGCCACTCTGCCGGACGAACGATCCGAATCCGGCGACGGCTGGCCCGGCGGTCTGGGTAATCCTTACTAGGCCAGGCATCGCGTTCTCGGCCAGGCTGACCACGTCGTCGGTGAACGCGTTGACGTAGCCGGCCGACGCCGTCATCGCGGTACCGATCGACGGCTTCAGCCGCTCGAACCCGGCGCGCAGCGTGTCCGACGCGTGTAGGGCGGGACCTACCATGACGCTGGCCATCGCGGTCAACTCGTTCTTCGCGTCGGTACCGAGACCGGTGAACGAGTTCGCTATGCGCTCGTTGCCTGCGAGCAGCGCGGCACTGCCAGCGATGAACAGTGCCGGAACAGCGGCAAGGGTCGCGGCGGCGCCAGCCACGCCAGCCGCGGCGGCGGCCGGTAGTCCGAACTGCAAGCCAGCAAACTTCATCGTGTCGAAGACCTGGTTGGTGCGAGATGCCAGACGGGACATCTCATCGTCGGCCTTCTTGCCGCCGCGCTTGGCTCCGCCGGACAGACCCTTCTCGGCCTTCTGTCCGGCCTTCTCGGCCGCGGTACCGAACTTCGCCACGCTGGTCGATGAACCTGACGCTGACTTAGACCACTCCGCTTCGGCGCGTCGGGCCGACGTTCGCGCCTGGCTCTCAACTTCGACGAACACGCGCGTCGCATCGTTCTTGCCCTCGACGACGATCTCGACGGTGTTCGTCATGCCTCACTCCTTCCCAGCTCTTCCAGCTCCAGCAACCGAAGCAGCGACGCGTCCTCATCGAGTAGCTGACTCGGCAGACAACCGAACCGCTCGCACAGCCGAAGGATGAGTCGAGCCTCGGTCAACTCGCTTGGGGCTCCGACAACGGTTCCATCGGAATCGACAGCTCCTCCGACGGCTTTCCATCGGAGGATGGCGCTTTTGTGTCGTCGTTCACCTGAAGCGCCATCGACGAGATCCACGCGTAGACCAGCGTCCAGAAGAAGTCGATCTCCTGTGACCGCAGCGTCGCGACCGAGATAGGAACCTCGTTGCCCGCGTCGTCCTCGAGGTTCCACTCGGTGATCGCCGCGACCAACGCCTCGTGCATCGCCGCCATGTGCGCGTCGATGTCCTCCGCGGTCGCGGCGCCGTCGTTGACCTTGCGCCGCAGCTCACGCAGCTTGCCGTCATCGAAGATCACCGTGTCGTTGAAGGTCATGCGACGCATGACCACCTCGAACCCGGCGAACTCCTCTGCCGCGAACTTCAGCTTCAGCTTCGACTTCGGTGCCTTGAAACCCACCGGATCACGCCCACGTCGGCAGCGCGCCGTCCGCCAGCGAGCCGGTGGTCTTCCAGGTGAACTCACCGCCGGCCGCGCGGGTCAGCGCGTAGTCGGTGAAGACGCACTCGTTGGCCAGCGTCTTCGATGCGATCCCGAGAGAGACGGTTCGCACGACGTCCGTCGAGCTGATCGTCTTGAGCACGTCGTGCGACTGGTTCGCGGTGGACGCGTTGAACGTGCCGCTGAGGTTGATCTGGAAGTCCGACAGCAGGAGCAGCCGCTCCATCGCCGACTTGTCCACGCCGGTGGTGTCCTGTACCGCACGCGGTGTGCTGAAGTCGAACTCGTGCACGTCGTTGCGGATGTCACGTGCCACACCGCCGGAGTCGTCGACCGACAAGGTCGTCCACGCGAGACCGCTCTGCTTGGTCATGGTTATTCACCCTTCTCGATCTTCTCGAAGCGGGGGCACTTCGCGCCCACCTTGAACTTGATGTTGAGCGTCGGCATCTCACCCGTCGATGCTTCGGGCGTCGAGCTGTTCCACTCCTCGATATCGTCCGGGTCGATCACCACCGCGAACGGCGTGCCTTCGTACGTTGAGGTGAGCACGGCAACCGCGTCAGCCATCTCGATCATCCCTTCTCGATCGCGTCGGCGATCTTCTGTGTCCGGGTCGCGAGGTCATCGGCCCAGTCCTCCGCCCGCTGATGCAGGCGGACGTTTCCACGGTTCTCAAACAGATCCCCATCACGGACGATGTACAGCTCCGGCCGACCAAGCGGCACCTCGTGCGGCGTGAAGCAGGTCTGGCCAGCCTCGAACGTGAACGCCGTGAGGCCAAGCGGATTGCGCTCCTCGGTGAACCGACGGCCGGAGATCTTGCGGATGTAGTGCGCCTGCTGCTGACCGAGCTCGTTGGTCTCGTCGATCAGTGACACCCAGCCGTGCAGGTGGCCGCCGCACTCGACCTCTGCGCATGCGGCCTTGCGCCAGTGCGTCGCGCGTGGCGACCTGATGGAGTAGGTCTTCGCCTCAAGGTTCATCAGAACACCACCGACGTGTCGTTGCGGTTGACCACGACGATGAAGCTCGCACTACTGAATGTCCCTGACGTCACGACACGTAGGTACCTCTTGACCGACTGGCCACGTGCCGTCTGGATGCGCTGCGTGGCCGGCGCAGAAGTCACCGAGGTGAACGCACCGCCGGTGACCGCGGCGAACCCGGAGCCCGCCGAGTCGGACTCCTCCAACGACACCACGACGTTGGTGCCGGTCAGGGCTGTTACCTCGAGGTACGCCTGGAGACCGAAGGCTGACGTGCCGGTGGCCGCGGCCGTGGAGACGTCGACGCTCGTGCCGGTCGTCGCGGCGGAGTCGGTCCGCACGCCAGCGGTGACCTGCTTGCACCACTCCAGTCCGTAGCCGTTGGCCTGCATGTCGACCTTGAACGTCAGCGCGCCGTCCGCGGCACGTGTCGGGTCGTAGTTAACTTGCTTCGCGACGATGGCCGCAGCCGCGTTTCCCAGCGTGGTGCCGTGCCCATAGATGGCCGTGACGTCGGCGGTCGGCAGCGCGGACAGGACCGGGTGCGCCTTCGCGGTGGCCGGGTTGAAGAACGCGGTGAACTGCATGTTGCCGTCACGCAGCCCGTAGATGCGTTCCATGGCCCGCTTGTCGATGGCCGTGACGTCCAACGTGGCGCGCGGAGACGCGATGCTGTCCAGCGCGCCGATGTCGCCGGACAGGTCGTAGCCGCCGACGTAGAGCCGGTCACCGAGTCCCGATTCCTTGCTCATGCCGCCTGCTCCCATACGTCGTTCACGGTCACCGGCAGGGTGATCGTCATGATTCGGAAGATCTTGTTGTCCTGGTTGAGATAGCCCGCGTCCGCACGGAATCCCGCCAGCAGCTCGATGTTGCGGGCGTTGCCACTCAGCTCAAAGTCCTCGGAGTAAGCGGTCATGAGCAGGTCCACGCCGTTCAAGATCCGCGGGTCGATGGCGTCCTGCGGCTCCGAGATCATGTCCGTGCGCAGGCGCACGTTGAACGTCACCGTGACCGATGTGGACGCCTGCCCGGACCGCGCCGGAACGATGGTGTTGGACCAGATCTCGCAGAACAAACCCTTGCCCGGCGCGGACTTGTACTCATGCGTGTTGACCTTCTCGAAGATCCCGAGGGCCAGCGCGTGCGAGACCAGCTCGTTGAGGATGCTCGTGATGCCGATCACTTCAGCCTCCCCACGTAGCGCGCGATGACCTGTTCCGCGATGCGCCGCGCCTTCGCGTCAAGCTGCTGCCGCACGATCCGAAAGGTGGCGTATCCCTTGAAGCGCGAGCTTCCGTTTCGGGAGCCGGTGCCTTCCAGCCACGGGCCGTAGACGGCGCGCTGGTCGTCGACCCTGACCAGGGAGCCTTGGGTGGCGACCCGCAGACGAGAGACGTAACGGCCGGTCGGATGCCGGAGGACGTGACCGAACCGCCCGCGCAGGTCCTGCTCGGCCTCCTGGCCCACCTGCTGATCGATCTCGCGCACGGCGTCGTCGATGATCCGACCCGGATCACCGTCGAAGAGAGGTCCGGAGAGACGCATCAGACCACCCCCAGACGAACGCGTCCGAGGTCGTCTTCCACGCGCTTCCACATGTTGGCCAACGCGACGCCGTACGCGTTCCGCGCGTTGTCGCCGCTGCCGACGACCCGCGCGTAGCCGGACCGCTCCTGCTGGAGCGTGTCCAGCGCCTGCGCACGCGCCAGTGATCGCACCTGCGCAGGCGGGTTGAACCGATACACCGGTGCGCTGATCAGGTGGGTGGTCGGCGTGGTCCCCAGCGCGCCGCGGGTGACCGTCAGCAGCGTGCTGCGGTAGATCGTCGCGCCGACGCTGTGGCCGGCCAGCGTCGATCCGTTCCAGTTGCGGGTCACGATGAGAGAGTTGCCAGCGATCGCGTCCACGCGCATCTGCTCCGCGTCGATCATCACGGTCTCGCCGCGGCTGAACGCGGTGCCGTCGGTGACCTTCACGATCTGGTTGTTCGCCAACGTCGTCAGGGCATCCGTCTGGATGGTCTGCGCCGACGTGGTCCACGAGCGCTCCGTGACGAGCATCCGTTCCGCGTCGACGCGCAGGATCGAGCCGACGCCGACGGACCACGGGTCGGTGACCGTGATCGACGTGCTTGTGGTGTTGCTGATCGCGGCGGCCAGCGCGCCGACGGCGGACTCGTCCAGCGCGCACCCGGCGTACACGCCGGTGATCGCCACGTCGCGCTGACGCGTGTTACTCAGGCCGAACGAGGCGGGACCGTCGAGCAGCAGCTCCAGACGGTCGTACGGCGGACCCTGGTTGATGGGCTCCAGGTTGTACTGATCCAGCGTGATCTCAACGGTTCCGGACAGGACACGGGTGACGGAGATCAGCTCGTCCTCTTCGAGCCACAGCCGGTAGCTCGTGCCGTTCTGCGGGTTCGGCCAGTCGAAGTAGCGGGTGCCCGTCCACGGATAGAACACGCGGTGGGTGCAGCGCTCGATCTCGCGGGACGCGGCCTCGATGGCCTCGTCGACCTGCCAGTCTGCGCGCGCCGTCTCGGCGACGTCCAGCGCCAGCTTCACGCTCTCGCGTGTGCAGTAAAAGACGCTCATGACCTGTGCCCTTGCTTTCTTGGCCGTCTGCCCGAAGGCAGAGGGTGTGAGCTATATGAAGTTGTTCAGTGCCAGTTGGGATCCATCTCGGGACGCCAGCCGTCGAACGGGCAGTACAGCTCGCCCCTCAGACCGGTCTTCAATGGTTCGCCGTCGTTCGGACACGCGGTCGGCGGCGTGCTCTGCTCGGCCTGCCGGTCGAGCGCCGCCTCCCGGTAGATGTCAAGCAGCTGGCGGAAAGACATGATTACCCCGCCTGCTGCGCGTCGTGAGCGGTCAGCCGCGCGATCAGCTCCGGCT